ATGATTCTTCTTATGGGCCGTTGGAATAGCGGTGGAAATCTCATAATCGAGTCGTCCGACGACTTTCCCGACCAGAGGGCGGAGGAGGATGTTGACGCTCTCGTCGATGAACAGGACGACTCAGATTGCATGGCATGGGCGGCAACGTTCTCTGTCGGCTCGCACAAGACAGCATGCCAAGAGGCGTACGAAACATATGTGAAGGACGCAGGGGGCCGTTTGATAGACGAAGTGTGGGGGATTCTCGTAGACGAGTAGTCCGGCCGTGAAATTGGGGCGCAGAAAGGTTGTTGCTGTGCCCCTTATTCATGCCCGGAATCGTGGATTGGAGAGAGATGCAGTACAAATTCAAATACTGGCGAGTTGACGTGGCGGTTCAAGTGGAGTCGCGGGACTGGATGCGACCCCAGTGTTCCGGATCATTCAGAGGAAAGCTATGTGCTAATAGCCCGCAACACGTGGTTGCGTGGGTGGTGAATCGCTCTGGCATGCCGCATCTGGGAAAGCGTGAAGTGTATTTTCCGTGCGACGTTCACGTGCACGTGGTGCTGCGGCACGCGAAGTTGGCGAGTTCCTACGTGACTGTCAGCAAGTTTGAGGACGACTGATGCCGAAGCATTACGTAGCTGTTCGCTGGATTGAACGGGGCGGGCGAGAGCGCGTAGAGGTGAAGTCGAGTCGGCGTTCCCGCGAGTTGGCCGAAGCGGCAGCGAAGAAGTTCATGCGCCAGTTGGCGCCCGGTACGGCGCACTCAGTTGAGTACCTGGGTGACAACGGCGTGACACGGTACTAGCGGCTCAATATCGGGCGCAGGGAAGTGCAGCCGCGTACGCGTGGCCAGAGACGCCCTGCGCCCGGTGTTGGGCCTCTAGGGAACCGCTCAGAGGCTTTAGTGGAGGACACGTGGACAGAATCGCACTCAACATCGGGCAGGGCGTTTACCTCCCGGGCCTCAAGAGGGCCGTACGCGCTGGCTCGGTCGACTTCTACCAGGGGCAGGCCCTCCGTAACTGGGTGGTCCCCCATCGGGTACTCACCTGGGAGTCCATACCTACGGAGGTTTACAGCGTCCTAATTCGAGAGTGGGAACGGCTCGAACTGTGGGCCATGTACGACAAGCGCGACGGCCGCGAACCGATCGACTATTAGAAAGGTACACCAAGTGACCCTGTGGGTAGCAGCACTGGCACTCAAGAACGAGGCAACGGGGGCCGCAGAAGAGGTGAGTCCCGTCTATGCGCGAGCATCCGCAACGGTCCGGGAGTTCTCAGACCTGTTTCCGCTCGTCCACAAGTGGCGTGGAATCCTCGGCGAAGAGATCACGGTATTCGCCATGTCGACGCTTGAGATAGACATTGACGTCCCGGCACACGACACACACATAGCGTGGGACAGGTTCGGCCCTGAGATCCGCATAGATACGGAAGAGAGTGGAGAACTCCTACTGTCCGATGTCCGGTACGGCGACAACGAAATACACCGGTGGGACATCCGGCCTGGAATGCCTCTCGATGTACGGCATCCGGACGGGGGCGAGTCCTGATGGGGCGACTGTCACAGGCAATCGCGATGGATCTCCGTTATCACTTGTACGCCAGTGAGCCGGGGGCCGTCTACAACACCTACCCGAAGGGTGCCGGTCGGCCCGTGCTGGTTGAGTACACGGACGCTGAGCGGGCGGCGAACACACGCAAGCGCGATGCCGTCCTGAAGGAATGGCAGTCGACCGACCCTGAGGGCTTCCGTCTGTGGAGTGAGGCGACAGAAGCCGTGCGACAGGGTGACGATTCGCAGTTGTCCGGCGGATGGTCTGCTCTCATTTTGGAGCAGGACGGGATGCGGATAGTCGACCCGTGCCGGTACTGCCAGGTGTGCCGCTCACGGCGCTAGTCGCCGAGCTTGGGGCACGGATGGGAGCTTTCCCGCCGTGCCCTTTGCTCTGCCACTAACAGAAAGGGACGGCAACGGTCGACATGCGGTGCGGCGGCTGTAGCCAAGAGATCACGATTACCAAAAAGGAGTGGGCGGGCAAGGACTTCGTCCCTTGCCCGCAGTGTCCTGATGGAGGCGTGGACCTTGTCCACGCACGGGCCCACTCAAATCCGCCTAGCTAGGGAGAGGGCCTGTGGAGTACAAGAACATGGCTAGCGGGCTCGGCCCGAACATCTTCGGCATTTACGTGGATGTCGAATGGACCCCGATGCGATGGGGGGTGCGCGTGACCGTGCGGGATGTGGACGAGGGCGAGCCGCACAAGGTTGTTCACCACCCGGACGCGGCTATTCAACTGACGTCGGTAGCGGATGGCGAGCTGAACGCAACCGTGCGAGCCGTGTTGGGCCCGTACCGAAAGCACTGCTCTATTCAGTCATGGATCGATGATCCAGTGACTGTGGCTTATGAGTTGGCGGACCACGGCGACCTGAATTGGGTCCCGGAAAAGTTGGCGAAGTAGGGAGGAATACCGATGGAGTGCACCTGTGAGGGAGAGTGCGTGATTAGTCCGACTGAGGCGGCCATGGCTGACGCGACGGGCATGGATCCTCTTTTCATCCATGTCTTTATGGATACGTGGGAAGCGCACGCCATGCGCGTAATAGAAGAACGGTTCTAGTAGGGGGGCGCAATGCCGGAAGAGCGAACGCTATATCGGGTCGTCTTCGTCTACTATGCGGGCCCCGTCGTCCAGAGACGTGCGGTAGGCATGGACGTCTCGACGCACCCGTTACGGCGGCATGAGGACGTCATAGAGGACGTACGCGAGTTGCTGACGGAGAAGGGCTATGACCTGCGTGAGGCTGCCCCCAGCATCAAGGCCGTCGGCGTCGAGATATCGAGGGAGGGCTGACGTGCTGAAGCATGCGGCACGAATTCGAAGTCAGCAACACTGCGCCTCGGCCATTGTGTCCCAACGCGTTTTCCTCCGCTGGCACAAGGGTCGGAAGTTCCAGCGGGCCAGGGTTCGGGCGAGGCAGCATGAGATGGACGGTTGGACAATGACGCCCCGTGTGGGTGAGTGGCAGAGGCAGTATGCCTTCATGCTCATGAGCGGACGGGAGAAGGATTGGATTCCTGCGCCGTTTGGAGAGTACATCGATAAGGCGAAACTGTGGCCACTTGGATAGGGGGAGGCGTGGAAGAGAATGGCATGAACAAATTCGGGCTGCGGACGTACTTGATCAATGCCAGGGAGGATAGATGACGCTAGATATTTGGGTCGTGTGGGGCGACAGTTCCGATCCAATCGCCATGGGAATGACTGAGCGTGAAGCGAAAGAAGTGGTAGACCGGCTCCATCAAGAGGGGCGCACAGAGGTGTATGCCGACTGCGATGTGACCGGCGAAACCTACGAAGGGTGAGAATGCCTCTCCATATCTGCTGAACATTCATGGTTGGGCCCGATGCACCGAAGCGCATCGGGCCTTTTCCATGGGCGCTCACCAGGAGGAGGCGTTATGGCCAAGGTTGAAGCGTGCGATCCGTGCCACGCGAACGGTGCGGTTGCTGTCGGGACGGACGAGATTGTCTTCCGAGGGAAAAGGTACGTGTTGTGTAAGCCGCACGGTGATGGGCTGGAGAAGGAGTTCGAGCAGGTCTTCACCAAGCCCAAGAACGCGTACAAGTCAGCCTGAGAGGAGGGACGTTGTGGAGGAGTACGGCAGTTTCGACGACATGGCATACGGCGCCATGGGCCAGGCCGTGCGGCGGGCGATGCCGCACACGGAGGCTGATCCCGTCGGCGTCCTGGCCTCGCTGCTGTCGATGTGGTCGGCCGCAGTGCAGGGGCACATCAGACAGCCCGGCTCCGGCCGCCCAGCGGTCGTCTGGTCGGTCCTCGTGGGGCCGTCGAACCTTGGCAGGAAGGGCTACGCGGCCGACACGGCGTGGGCGGCTCTTGGGCCGTCACTGAGCAGCTTCCTCGGAACGCGTCGGCGGGAGTCGTTCAAGTCGGGCGCTGCCATCGTGCAGAGTCTCGCGGAGCTGGAGGAGGACACCGCCCAGGCCGAGGGCGGCCCTGATGGTCGAGCACTCTTCTACACGGAGGAGATGAGCGACACCCTGAAGGCCGCCGGGAAGGACAGCGATTACGGCAGCATTCTGATTCGTGCCTGGGACGGCAAGGCCATCAGTAACACGGTGAAGGGCAAGGACGGCAGCATCGTCACGAGGGTTCCCGAACCTCTTCTGGGCCTATACGCGCACGTTCAACCGCTCGTCTTCCGTCACTACGTGAAGCCACAGCATGCGGCGAGCGGTCTCTACAACCGGATGCTCTTCGTGTGCGTCCGAGCGTCCCAGACGATCCCTGAGGCGACCGACGGCGGCAGCCCGCTGGACGAGCTGAAGCCCGGTAAGCGGCTCGGGACGGCCTACAGGTGGGCGACGGACGAGCCACGGTTCATGCGCTGGGCCCAGTCAGCGGTGGACCGCCTGAATGCTCTTCGCCTCGACTATCAAGCGGAATTGGAGAACACGCCTCCTGAGGTTGGTGTCTTCATCGAGCGTGCGTATGAACAGACGAAGCGTGTGGCAACGATCTTGTCGGCGGCCTCGATGGAGGAGCGCATCACAGGCCGGTGCGTGGATGCTGCGGCGGCCTTCGTGGCCTACGCGGACCGGTCCATCCGAGCCGTCCTGGCGGAGGCGCCGCAGACAGGGCGGACAGTCCGGCCCCTGGCGGACGCCATGAGGGAGGCCTTGAGGCGGGCAGGCGGCGAGATGAGGGCCACCGAGCTGCACAGGGCCGTCGGATCACGTCACCCTGCGGCCCTGCTCCGGCAGACGGCAGCCGACGAGCCCGATATGGCATGGGAGGAGCGACCGACCAGAAGCCCCGGCACCGTGCCGATCTATTTCAAGCTGTTGTCCCAGTCGGCGGCTGGTCGGCCTAGTCTGAGGGTCGTCCCTGCTCCGCTTGCTCCTCCAGCTCGCCCCGCGCGGCCGAGTACAAAGAGGCCGAAGAAGCGGACAGGCGACCCGTATCGGATCAGCCTTCGCAGTCTGCTGGACTGAGTGCGTTCCCGTGCGGGCGAGAGCCCCACCGACCTGGAGATGACGAGTGACCGATATCGACGCCCAGGCGCTCACAGATGACGAGCGGGAGGCGCTGGGCATGTTGGCCAGGACGGGGGCGGTACCGCATCAAGTGGGGGTCCGTCTGTCCACCATGCTCGGCCTGGAGAAGCGGGGGCTAGTCCTGGTGACCCGTGCCGGGGCTCGGCGTTGGGTCGCAGAGCTGACCGAGGAAGGGAAGCCCGTAGCGGAGCGCGAGACGGACTTCACGGGGCCGGTCGACGTCGCGGAGGCGACGAGTGCGGTCGCCCAGGAACTGTGGAAGGCGCATCCCGAAAACGGCCTCTCAGAAGTCCACAACCACATGTCCTACGAGTCCGCGGACGATTTCAGGAGCGCAGTTCAGAGTTGGGTGGGCGACCGGTCGGAGCTGCCTGGCGCCGTTATCGGAGCAGCCGACTACGACGAGCTTTACGCAGACTTCATCGTGCACAATAGAGACATGCCAGAAGGACTGAAGATGCCGGAGAGCCCGCCGTACTTCATCGAAATCGAGGGGCGGGGCAGGGTCCAAGTTCCGGAGAAGTACGGGACGCCATTGCTCCACGTGGTTGAGAAGGACAAGATCGTCGGCTTTCGTACAGCTACGGAATTCTGGAGCCTCGACGTCCTTCGAGAGATCTTGAAGGGGCTGTCTGACCCGGCTCAGAACCAGGTCCTCGGAGACCTGCTGACCATCACGCTTCCCGAGAAGGTAGTAAAGGGTCTATTTGATCGTGACTCATTCACGACGGATGACCCTCTGGACGTGGAGGCTCTGGCAGCGCTGACAGAGGCCACCTATTCGGGTCGGGGCAAGAAGCGGGTTGCAACACTGCGGGGCACATACAGGGGCCTCAATGAAATCGCGCAGTTCGTCTACGAAAGCGTGGGAGTGGATGAGGATTTCTGCGAAGACACCTACGGGCTCTCAGACGAAGAGGTCGCCCAGGTTGCTATGAACGCTCGGCAGCAACTGAAGGAGCAGAGGGCCAAGCAGTGACGACGGCGGCCGTGCACCGGTATCCGATGTTCCTCGCGGAGGAGGACTGGGCGGTCTTCCGCGAGGCCGTAGCCGCCGCGTACCGAAGAGCCAGGAGTCAGCCGACCCGAGACGCACTCGACCGGATCGACCAGGCGCTTACGGGGGCCGCCGCAGATGCGGAGCCGGACGGCGACGAGCTGCGGTACGTGATCCACCTGGAAGAGGCCGCCTTCAAGCGGCTGGTGGACGCTGTGGACAGGCAGTTGCGGAAGCGTGGCAAGGACCAGGTCCAGCGCATCACCAGTGAAATCCGGATGGCCTACGCGGACTCGACGCCCGTTGGAGACGACTGAGAGGGAGGGAACATGAGCGAGACAGAGAGCGGCGAGGGCCGCCAGTGCCTCGACCGACGGAACGAGGGTCATGCCTGCGAGGGCGCTGTGACGGGGCGGCCGTCACACGCTGGTACCGGCACGATCATCTGGCGGTGCAAGGCAGGCCACCGGGCTGCCGACGAGCACGCTCGGCAGGTGCGGGAGCGCTACCCCGACTCGACCAGCCCGCCGGGATGGTTCGACCCGTCGGATGCGGGAGAGCGCTGGAACGAGGATGACTGACACAGAGAAGATGCCGGAAGGCCCGCCGTACTTCATCGAAATCGAGGGACGAGGCGCGGTTCAGGTACCGGAGGAGTTTGGAAGGCCGGTGCCTCATGCTGTTCGGACGACTGAGATCGTTGGGTTCTGGACGCCCGAGAGGTTCCGTAGCCTTGCCGTCGTCGAAGAGATCCTGAAGGGGCTGCCCTATCAGCAGGACGATCAGGCGGAGGACCTCAATCGTCAGATGGAGAAGCAGCGGGCCCAGCAGCACCCTGCCGCTAGACACTCCGCAGGCGGGCCAGATAAGAAGGCGAGCAGGCGAGGGACCTACCGGATTCGCTACAACCGCACGACGAACCACATCGACGGCATTGCCGAGCGGACGAAGGGCACAGACCTGGACTACGCCTTCAGTGCCTGCCCCGCCATCTCGCGGGCAACAACGTCAATCTCCGTGAGTCTCGCCGTCGGGGAAGAATTCGACGACCTTGGCGAGGCCTTGCAGGCGGCGCGCACCGGTCGTCGCAAGTTGTGTAAGGCCTGCGAGAAGGCAGCCGTAGCCGTGCTGAGTGCCGCCGACTAGCCCGGCACACATCTGGCCAATCCCGCTAGCGCCATTCCCTTGCCTCTGAGATGATCCCCCAAATCGCTTGGGGGGTAGGAACGTTGCAGGGAGACTTACGCGCCATACGCCAGAGCGCGAAGCGCGAGACGGAGAGAGCGGGCTCGATATGGGCCGCATGCGGCCTGGTCTGGCTCATCGCCACAGCAGTACTGCATGACGTGGCCGTCCTGGGCACCGTCATGTACTGGGGAATCTACGTAGGAGCGGTGGTCTCTACCGTGCTCCTCGTCCGGGCCATCATGCTGATCAACAGACGAGAACGACAGCAGATAGACGCCCTCAAGAAGCGTGGCGGCTTCTAGCCGCCTATCATCAGCGAACACATTTCACGGAAGGCACGAAGATGGCTCAGAAGGTTCAGGTCCTGCTCATTGATGACCTGGAGGGCGGCGAGGCGGACGAGACCGTTGAGTTCGGCCTCGACGGCAAGCAGTACGTGATCGACCTGAAGGACAAGAACGCCAAGAAGCTGCGGAAGGCGCTTGAGCCGTTCCTGGCGGCCGGTCGCAAGACCGGTGGAGGCCGGGGTGGGAGCGGGAAGCGGTCCGCGGGGAGCAAGGCGGGCGGCGGCCAGGACACGGCTGCCATCCGTTCGTGGGCGAAGGAGAACGGCTTCGAGGTCAACGACCGGGGCCGCGTCCCGGCGAACATCCGTGAGGCCTACGAGAAGGCCAGCGCCTGACTGACGCTGAGCAGCTGCTCGACGACGAGCACCAGGAGGGCCGTTCCCCGGACTACGGGAGCGGCCCTCTGCTTGGATGGAGCAACGGCCGTACCTGCTCCCCGCCCCTGCGGGGCTCGCCCCCTGCTTGCGCCTGCAAGAGGGAATCAGAGTCGAGAACCAGGGAGCATCCATGGACTCTTTCACCGAATCACAGCTAGAGGTACGTGCCGACGCCGTTGCGTACATTTCAGAGGGCACGACAGAACCGGACCGTCGATTTCTTGCACAGCAGATGGCCGACTTCCTGTGGAGCGCCACCCAAGTGAGTAGCGGTCATCACTCGCATCCGTCGCAACTTCGCTTTGGACGACTTTCCGAGCGCTCCATCACCTCTCGATTTGAGAGGCCGCAGCAGGCACGCCAGATCACCGAGAAACTGGTAGCCGACGCCCTACGGGATGAGCAAGAGGTCCCCGATGGGGTGTGCGTCTTCCTGTACGGCAAGCTGCACAGCGCAACACCAGCCAGTGACAGGCACGGAGAAGAGCACTTCCTTGCCGCAGTCAGCGCCGCGTACTGGCGTGCCCTACGGGGGCAGCCGAGGCAATCACTGGGGTGGACTCGTACGGACGTCAGAGACGTGACTCAGCGGACCTTCGTCTGGCTCATGGACAGGGGCCGTGCCCACCTCGGCCTGGATGAAGACAGGATGCTTCTACTGCTCGCCGCGCGCCCCGATCCGGTCGAACTCGCTGACCGGCTCGACCTGGCGCCGGAGTTCCCCGCGTATCAGCCACACGCCTTGCGTACCGTTGGCGAAGGCCTGCGCACAGACCTTTCATTCGCCCTCGCTGAGGCGGCCCGGACCTGGGGGTCCGGACCCTCGCGATAGAAGACAACGCGATACCGGAGGATGCCTTGCCGTCGACCCCCATCGTGCACGTTGATCGCCCGCCGCTCTTGCCGCCACGTGGCCAGAGGGACGGCATCCACGCCATCACCACCCCCCGCGTGGAAATTCACACCCCTCGCGGCTCCCGCCGATACACGGTGGACTACGGAACTCGCGTGTGGCTGGCCGACGGACAGCACATCATCGGCTGCGCCGAACTGGTCTGCGGCCGTGCAGAACAGTCCGCCGCGGAAGCGACAGCGATTGCTGACGTGGAGCCCTGGGCGCGCACAATCGCTCACCTGGACCGTGCCGGGCGAATCGGTAACACGCTCAAGGGCCTCGCCCGCGTCCTTGAGCGCTCCGGGTACGTGGTCGTACACGATGAAGAGACGGGAGAGCCTGCACTGCGGCAAGACCGAAGGGCCTGGAACGAAGAGATCCGCAGGCGGTTCGCTGGCCAAGCCGACCCTCAGGCACTGGAGGGCGAAGATCTGGGCCGGACCATCAGACTGCGGCTGCAACAGGAACGAGCCGACGCCTCGCAGGCCGCGACTGATGCCCTCCCCGCGCGGTTGCCCTTGCCCGCGCTCCCCGGCGGTTGGGACGCGTGGCAGCCCACGGCAATGATCTTCCAGCCAGGTCCTCCGAGGACCTGGGCGGAACTCATCGCCCCACTGCTCCTGGCCCGCTGGATGGCTGCCCCTGATCCGGCCGCCCGTGACGACGTCATCCGCTGGGCGGCGGAACACCTCGGTGCCGATGAGGTCCACCGTGCTATTGGCGGGGACCGCTCCACGATTGACCGGGCTCTAGAGGTTGCCTGACACACGAACACGGGACAGTGCGGGGCAGTACCGTTGTGCGGGCCCCTGCAAGAGGGAGGGGGCTCGCACGTCCCCTGACCGCTCCCCGCGGTCTGAACGGGTTCTCTGCGCAAGCGGAGGTGAAGGGTGGCCAAGACGGCTAGCCCTGCCATTCCACCTTGGAGAACTCATGTCTGTGCCCCTGAAAGAGGCAATAGAATCTGCGGCCACCGGTGAGCTGAACCTCACCGACCCAACGGGAAAAACTTCCGTACTCTCTCTCGGAGTCGTGGCTCGTCTATGGGTAGCCGTCAGCGAGGACCGAGATAACTTGAGTCTTGGTCTCCTTCCTGAAGTCGGGCAGATCCCCTTCACGCTTGAGGAAGCAGACGAAGAGGCCCCTCTCTTTAATGCAGCGGGGGCTCTGCGATACGTGATCGACACACACGGGCCCACAACTCGGCTTTGCACTACTCCGGGTTGCCCCAACGAGGCCATCGGTACTCAGAGCGTGCTCACACGAGTCTGCATCGACCACTTGAACATTGCGGTCCCGGGCATGCTTCCGAACGCTGGTGACGACATCTTTCCTGGCGACCGTGAGAGTGCCGCCCGGGACGGGCGCGCAATGCGTCTCGACGCGTGGAGGGATGAAATTCGCGAAGCTGAGCGTCAGATTGCCGGTGACCTTCGAGTGCTGGACAGGCTACGCAGCGGCTACTGACGGCACTTCAGCGGTGGAGTGTTCGGCAATAACCCTGCCAACGAAAAGAAGCCCCCTACCCGAATGGGTAGGGGGCTTTCGTGTGTTCAGGGCTCAATCAGCCCCAGTTGGGATCCTTCGGCGGAGTGGCAAGGGCCGTAGCGGTCTTGGTGTCCTCGTGCCGGGCCGCAGCAACACCGGTACCGAGAAGGGCCGCCGCGGACGCGGCAAGAGCCGTCCAGTCGATGTCAGGCCAGATGATCGGCAGAGAGATCAGCACGGCGGAGAGGATGGAGTGGAGCCGGACAGCGTGGGCAGAGACGAAGTCAGTCAATGATTCCTCACATTCGAATTGGTGATGGGGATTAGGCGAAGAGTCGGCGCCATGTCTCACGGCCTGGATAGCCGTCGGCATCACTGCCAGACCAGCCCTGAGCCTTCTGGAAGGCGCGCACCGCGGCCCGGTCGACGCTCGTCCACGTCGGGCCAGGGCCTACCTTGTAGAACCTTCCATAGCCGCGCTTGACGAGCTGCTTACCGAGCATCGTCACGTACTTGTTGCTGGCACCAGGACGGAAATACGCGGTGCCGGGGAAGGGGCCGGGGCCAGGCTTCGGCTTGGTGGGCGGCTTCGGCTTGTCGGGCGTCGGCGGCTTGCCGCCCGGCTTGAGCACCGTCTTTACGTCGGCTCGCACCTCGGCCATGTCCATCATGCGACCGGGCTTGTAGCCGGGATCCCACTTGCCAGGAGAGCCCCACTCGCCGTGACCGATGACGCTCTTCTCAGACCAGCCATGGAAGTCACAAACGGCAGCAGCGAGCCTGAGTAGAGTCGTGTACTGAGGGCCCGTCATCTGATGGCTTCCGGAGTACCAGATCTCGACACCGTAGAAGCGGGCATTGCCGTCGACAGTCGACTGATTGTCAGCCGGAGGGTTCTTGCCGTAGGACTCGTTCTGAACAGCCCGGAGAACGTCAGGGTCACCGGAACCGGCGTGATTCGCTCGGCCCCAGCCGACGAGATGAACCGTGCCGTCCTGGGCGAGCCCGAAATGGCAGAGCGGCCCAGGGAGGCCCGCTATGCCGCCGTAGAGAAGGGCCCGCTGGTCCCTGGAGTCAGAACCAGTGTGATGGACCATGAAGCCGTTCACGGGGCCCCAAGCGCCCTTGTGATTCCGGTTGTGTGTCTCCCAGGATCGGTACTCCTTGAACGGAACATCGAACTTCCTGAGCTGCGCCTTAATCTGAGCAGGCGTCATCGGCTTAGCCAAAATCAATCCTCCGTGGAGTCATCCGTCAGTCGCACGACAGCGAGACGGGCAGGGTCGAGAGAGGTAAGAAGAGTTATGAGCCGCGCGTTCTCGGCTTCGATACGAGCAAGGCGGGCCTTGATCTCGTCGAGGTCACCGGCAAGGCGGTCGGCTCGCTCTTTCTGGGCCTCGGCCTCCTCGCGCCACACGCGGGCCGCACTGGTTCGGAATGAAGCAAGGACGACAACGGCCGCGGCGACTACAGAAGCGAGGGCGGCCCCGGTCGACAGAATCTGAGTGGGAGTTATGGGGCCTCCTGGGCATGGAAAAGGCCCCCAGGGATGGGGGCCGGAGCGTTGGTTGGGCTTCAGGCAGTGGGCGGCTGCGTCTGGCAGGGGCAGGGCGGAAGCTGCGAGGCCGGGACCTTCCCGTTCTCGTCGAGCTGGGCGAAGCCGAGCGGCCTGCCCATGCGGGCCTGGATGGCCTCGATGGCCGCCGCGGTGGATCCGTGAGGATCGGCGGCGGCCTGGTGCTCGCTGAGCCTGTCTGCCGTGTCGACAGCGACTAGAGCGACCCTGGCCCCACCGAAATCTGCGTAGAGGCGAGTAACGCCCTCCGGCCCGTAGAACGCCGGGAGCATCCCTGAGGCGTCGGCGACGAGCTGCGTCATGGGTGCGCCATCGAGGGCCAGGAGGTCAGTCACGGGGGAGGCGCCCTCCCCGGGGCCAGTCCACACCGATCCGGTAGCACCAGGGACACGGACGCCTGAGGCGTCCTCGGCGACATCAGCAGCTGTCCCGCCGAAGAGGTAGCGCATCATCACTCCTTGAGTTCGTTCGCCTCGATGACACCGGAAATGGACAGCGCTGATTTCGCCGGGAAGCTCTTCAGTCCGTCGAGGCCTTCGGCCGGAGTCTTGTGATTCGGCGTATGCAGCAGCAGAGTTGACGTTCCTGGTTCCGTAGTGGCCGTGATGGAAAGCATGTTGGGCAGCAGTCCTGAGAGACCCGGATTCGACATGTACCCGTGCAGGGTTTGAATGCCCTTCGGGTTGCTTCGCCTTGGGAGCGACAGGCCGACTCTCCATTCCCCGTTCTTGACGTTGCACCCTTGGTCGAGCCCATTGCGGATCGTGACCTGGAACCAGAACGTGTTCGGGGCTATCCATCGCCAGCGTCCGATGCGATCCGCGTCCGGAAGCTGGAACGTCGTATTAGCGGTGCTCGGCGTGTACGTCTGAGAATTGCCCAGGTGCCGGGTGATGACGTAGCCGTCGTGCCCGTAGAACGCTTCTGTCTGGCCACCGTCCGAGTTGCCGTCGAGGTCGAAACTCATGCTGTTGCGGGGGACCAGGGCGGCACTGTCAGCAGCTCCCCACGGGTAGGCCACCGGAGCAGGCATGGAGAAGGGGCCTCGACGAAGAACGGTTAGAGCGCCGGAAGCTGCCGGGGCATCCACCACCCACAGCGGCATTTCCCAGACGCCCCCGCGGACCTGCGTAGGTCGAGGCTCGGCGGGAGAAGAGGCCTCGACGCCCTTGAGGACGGCCAGGACCGCCGCGGACTTGGACATGTCCAGCCGGACCACGATGAGGTCCTTGCGGCCCTTCGAGGCCGACGTGGCCTCGATGTCGAGGACGACGCTGGACGTCGACCGGTAGTAGAAGCCGCCGACCCATGCCGCGCCTGAACTCACACGGACTTGGCGGCCGTTGACGACAGACGCAGAGAACGGCAAATCAGTCGGCTCAGGTCCCGTCAAGCGGTAGTCGATCCTGTCCCCGCCCCACTGAGACGCCATGTCTTGCCACTGAGTCTGGGAGACAACCGCGGTGCCGCCTTCGGGATTGCTGGAGTCAAACGGATAGCTGTTCTGCGCCATTACACCCTCGCCTCCAATCTCCTGAGCTTCTTCTGCATCTCGTAGACGGTCTTGTAAAGGTTCAACGGTTCGCCGGACCCCTGCTCGCCGATTTTGGGGGCGACGTCTTGCGTATTACCGGCGTCGTCAACAGAGATGACAACTTCTCGAACGACGTCGCTGTACTCGGTGCCGTCGACGGCCACGGTGACTTTGTCGCCTACGAAGTAGTCTCGACCGAACTGGCAGTCCGGCGTATCGATCGGATACACCTGGAAATTCCCGTTCTTCTCGCCCTCCCGAAGGGCGTCGGTGGCTGCCACCTGCACCGCGTATTTGGCTGCCTCGACGTCCTCGGCCGTCATCGAGGCCTCAGCTTTCACCGGCAGCCCGGTATTGCGGTCGACCTTAAGTTGAATGTCCCGCTGGTCGATGAGACGTTCAATCTGCATGCCCCACTCGGCTTCTGACGCAGAGTCGATCTTTTGGAAGAAGTATCTTTCCAGATTCTCGCCAGAGCAGCCGATGATGGCCCTCGTCACCTTGGGCGCACTGAGAGTCCATATGCACTCGCGAAGGTTGCCAAGTTCGGGACTGAAACGTACGGACTTGGAGAGATCCCGGAGAGCGAAAATCTCGGCATCGATCTTCTGCGTCTCGGCGTTGTAGATGAACCGATAGGCGACATCGCGCTTCTCGCACCACTCCTCAAGCCGCTCGCCAAGAACATCCCAGCGAAGAACACCGCCCATTGCCTTACCGGCTGCGGAATCGGTCAGGACGACGTTTCCGATTCGCCGGTCAGGCACTGTGCCGGCCCCGAACGCGGCGAGAAGTTCTTTGTAGATTGCGTGACCTGCTGAGGGCTCATTGACCCACCTGTTCGGAAGGCGGCTCAGATACTGCTCGCTCACCGGTCTGGAAGGGTCGGGGAACATCAACCGACGGTAGGCCAAGGAGTTGTGGCACTTACCGCTGATGTAGAGCGATCCAGGGCCTGTGTGTTGCACCGAGGTCCAGTATTTCTGGAAGCTCTCGACCTGCCCCGACAGGAGCGGCTTGGGAACGCCCTCCTGCCAGATGCTGACCCCTCCGCCCTTCTCGATGAGCTGAGACTGAGGGGTTCCGTCCTTGATGAGAAGCTTCCACGAGCCTTCCTGGCGGAGCCTCACTGTGAAGTCGAGAGAGATCCACTCATCAATTTCACCAACACGCTTCAGGTCCTTGTCGAAAACCTCGACGCGATACGGCATGGGTCTCCTAGACGTAAGTGGCGTATCTCGGAAGGAAAGTCAGCGACACCGAGGCCTTGCCCGATCCCGTGACAACGGTGAACTGGCCCGTGCTGTATCCAGGTTCGATAGACCAGAACTGCGGGTTAGTGGCCAACCGAGACCAGTAGTTCGTCCCCCTGTCGTCCATCACCGTCTTGCGCCCTGGGCGCGTATCGATCGTCAGCGTGCGCCCGGTAGGAACGAGATCCGAACCGTCCGCTGGAGCATTTGCCTTGATGACGGCTTGTGGCCCAACTTCCGGCGTGTAGCCGAGGCTGAAGGACTTGATCGGTCCTTTGAGCTTCCATACCGGCCAAGCGTCGACGTCGCCAGGGTTGTTGATGAATATCTCGCTACCGGGGCCGCCCATAACTCCGTCGGCAATGGCCATCGGAAAGAACGGCTTTGCTGGGCTCACCAGAGGTTCACCCTCTCCGAAGGTCCACCGCTTCGTCTCCTCACGTTCGCCGTAGAACCACGGGTCCATAGCCACGAAGGTCAGGCCGTACTTGGTCCAGGTGAATCCGGCCGAGTCGGTGCCTTCGGAGCCCTCCATGCCGCCCTTGTAGTAGGCGGTGAGGAGCCGCGTCGAGTTGTCGCCCTCCGTGAACTTCAGAACGCACGGACCGGACTTGGGGTTGAGGGAGTAGAAGAGCCTGCGTTTCAGCTCGTTGATCGTCGGCCTGTCGATTCCGTACAGATAGACAGGCAGCATGATCTCTCTGGCAGATGCTCGGGAGGACCTGAAGATGGATCCATCGAGACCTGGACTGTCATCGGAGAAGAGCGCGACCGGCGGGGCGTCGAGCCCCGTCGCCCCCGGCAGCATGAAGACGCTGGGCCAGGCCGAGCCGCCAGAGGCGGTAAGAGGGATCTCTTCCCCCCTACCGCCTCGACCTGTGATGGTGACCTGTGTACGGCCCCAGGCCTCCGGCTCAGGCGGCTCGTAGTCCATGGGGATGGGCGACACCGGCCGAGCTGTCACCGGTATGGGCAAGGAACCACCTCCGTCTTCCTATAGGGGCGAGTACAGGGCCTCGGCCTGCTGTAGTGCCCTCATGACGGCCTGAGGCGTCGGCTCAGTCCTCGCCTCGTGTACATGGATCTCTATGGGACGGCCGGAGAAGAGCGCTGCTGTCTCCTGGTTGGTGAAGACCCGCTGACCACCGCGGCCGAAGTCGACCAGCTCAGGCCCCCGCTCGCCCACGAGGGCGAGTCCGGGCGAGGCCGACATGGTGCCCTTCGCATAGCCCTTGTTTCCTGCCAGCACGGACAGCCAACGAGAGCCGTATCGATGCCGGGCATAGTTGGTGCCCGCGTAAATGTTGGCGAACGGGTCAGTCGATACCCCGTACAACTGCGGCTTCGTGCCGCGGAACGGGCCCGCATACCGAGCGAAAGTCGGACCGATAACCTGCATCAAGCCGACGGATGGAGTCCCGTTGGATGCGTTGATGTCCCATTGATTGACGATGTTAGGGTCACCGCCGGACTCGAAACCGATCCGGTACAGCACAGTTCCGGTAGCCGACTGTGGAAGCCCGAGCACATTGAGGACTCGTTGAACCACGGGCTTCCAGCGCCGCGCGCCCTTACCGGCCCCAGGGGCGGACATGCCGCCACCGAAGGACGGAACCTTGGCATTGGCCTTCGCGCCCTTGTCGAAGTCGAACAAACCCCGCGTGTTCGGCATCGACTCTTGCGCTGTCGACATGAAATTGTCGTACACGCGACCCGCGTAGGCTCTCGGGGACTCTTTGAAATCCTTGACCGTCTCGACCATGCCGATCAAGTTGTTGTAGGAGCCCGAGACGATTTCGCTGATGTCGTCGAAGACGTTGGAGAATATCTCAGTCGGGTCACTGGTCAGTGAATCCCAGATGGCCCCGGCCGAGTCCTTGATGCCGCCGAGTAGCTTCTCCCAGACCTTGCCCAGAGTCTCAGTACTGAAGACGTGGCCAAGGAACCTGTTTCCTCGCTGAACGATGTTTCCGTTACCCCGCCACACGTCATCCCAGAAATACTCACCAAGGACAGGGCCCAAGGAGCCGCCGAGGATTCCCGCGGCCTGGCCTACCAGGGTTGGCGTCCGCTTGAGGAGCGAGAAGACGTCCTCAGTGATCCAGTCGTACATCCCTCTAAAACGAGTGGCAGCTACCGATCCGCCGAAGCGGGCCGAGCTGTCGCCTGTGCTGAGAATCCCGCCCTGGACACCTCCCCCGAGGGGATCAGACGTGCTGTCCATCCGCATCGTCTGAGTCATCGCCTTGCCGATAGGCGCGATGTTCTGAAGCTCCATCAATTCCTTGATGGAATCCAGATTCAGCCTGCCGCCTCCACCGCTCGTACCACGAGCATGACGCGAGATACGGCCGCGGATCGCCATTGCGTTCCACGAATTGATGGTCTCTTCGCCGATGGCGTTGGTGACCTCAGGGCGAAGAACAGCCTCACCGGGGGAGAGGACTGCGGGGATGTTGTCGACCCACGGCGAATAGCCGGGCAGCACACTCGCCACGTCAGACGTGCGCATGATGCCGCCACGTGCCGCACCCTTGCCCCGTCCTCGTCCCTTTCCGCCACCTCCGCCGGGCGACTTCTTGGAGATGTTCCCAAGAGCGGAGTCCAGTCCCTGAGCCTCCCCCTTGGCGTTCTGAAGGTTTTCCACAAGGGACTTGACGTGCTTGTTCAGCTTGGTCAGTGAGCGGTCTGAGAGCGTCTTCATGCGGCCGTTCAGCGTGGCTGTGTTGCCAGCCGTGCCGACCACCCTAGAGGCGTCCTTAGCCGCTCCTGTGACCTTGTCGAACCATTCCCGCAGAGGGCGGAGCGACTTGGCCTTGAGCGTGTTGACGGCCTCCGACGTGTTCTTGACGGCCTTCGTGGTGCTGTTGGCCGAACCAGTGGTGTCCTTGAAATGGCCTCGAACGCTCGACAACGACTTGCCGTTGAGCGTCTTCACTGCGTCGGAGGTCTTGTTCGTCTGGGTCTTCAGGCCCTCGGCCCGCTTGGTCGTCGTCTCGATCTGCTGAGCACGCAGGGAGCCCAGTTTCCGGCTGTCGAGGTTCTTGACCTCGTTGCCAGCGTTTCGGAGAGCGGCAGTGAGCCGGTCAGCCTTCTCCCGGGCCTGCGTCAGCTCACGGTCCGCCTGGGTGAGGTTGACGTTGTTGAGCTGCCGTGCCTGCGTCTGCGCACGGTTGAGAGCGTTCTGAGCCTGGTTAGCGGCTCCCTGTACGGAGCCATTGCCACCGGCGAGGGCCTGCGCGATCTGGCGCAGCGATTCGCGGTTGACGTCACGCAGCTCGTCACGGAGTCTCGCCGCCTCCTGGCGGGCCCCCTCGATCTGGTCCTCCAGCTCCCTTATCTGACGGCGCTGGTCGGATTGATTCGAGTCACGGCCCAGGAAGCTGTCCCAGGCTCGTCGGCCTGGTCCACGGGCGTCCCCGCCCCGGTTGTCGGTGCGCTGCTGGCGGTAGGCATCCCGGCCTGCCTGTCGGACCTGCTCAGGAGACCGGCCGATCACGCGGGCCCGGTCCTCAGCCATCCTCCGTGCCTCGCGCTGAGACCGGACGTTCCGAGTACCGGAAGCCGCTCGGGCCGTCCCGCGGACCAGAGCAGCAGCCGGAGTCAGCAGACGGCCGAAGACCCCGACGACCTTGCCGATCACCTTGGACAGGAGGCCCACAGCGAGGATCAGTGGACCCCACTCCACGAGGAAGCGAGCGACAGCGCCGATCATCTCGGTGACGACCGGATTGCTACGGATCAGGTCGGCGATGCCATCAACGGTTTCGACGAAGGTCTTCAGGGAGTCGAGAAAGAACCCGAGGAACTTCTCAATGTCAGGGCCGTACTTCTTGCCGATGGACTCGACCTGATCAATGAGCCCGCCCTTGCCAGCAAGTTTGTTACCGAGGTCGGTGTAGCGGTACTGGCCGCCCTTCCCTTCCTCGACAAACAAGTTGCCGAGTTCGAAAAGGGCCCTTTCCTTGAGCTGTTGGACTCGGCCGGTGATGGTCTCAGACGTCATCTTCTCGGCAGATCCGACCGACCCACCCTTAGTCATGGGCCCGTACTTCTTGCCGTACTCGGACGGATTCCAGTAGTTGAGCAGCGAGTTCATGATCTGGGTGCCAGAGACGCCCCCGCCCTTGGAGGCGGGAGTGCCGATGGTTTTCCACATCTTCTGTGAATTCGGGAAGCCGAGAAGGGCAGCAAGCTCCGAAGCGGGCATACCGGATGCCGCAGCGAGCTGCTTCACGTTCCTCGTCGGCGCCCGGTCCATATCCATGATCATGTCGATCGCGTACATGGCCCGGCGGAACTGCTCCGGATTCAGGTTTCCGGCTCGGGCCATCGAGTCACCGACAGCCATGATCAAGTCAGTTGTCTTCCGAGCGGCATTGTCCGCCGCATCCGTCCTCTTGGCCCCGCCCTTGAACCAATTCTTGTCCGTGCCAGCCACCGAACGAATCAACTTCATTTGGTACTCGTGCATGACGTCGATCGAGTACGGAGTGTTGATGGCGTAGTTCTGAATCGCCTTCATCTGATCCGCGGAGACGTTCTTCGACACGCCTGCGGAGCTGAGACCGAGCTGACCGAGGAGACGCTTATCCGCGTTCTGGACACCGAGCGTAGTAAGGGCAGTTCCAGCAGTAGCAAGAGGGGCCAGGAATCTCGTTGTGAGGATGTTCCCGGCTTCATTGATGGACATGCCGACTTGGTCAAACCAGGTGCCCACACGTCTCATGCTGGAGCCAGCACGGGAGAAGAACGTTGCTGTCGTCGAGTCGACGTCGGCGATGACGCGACGAGCGGCGCGGATCTGATTACGGAGGTCAGCAATGCGGCGCTGTTGATCCCGGATGCTGTCGTGGATCCGGGCGCGCTCCTCGGCGGCCTGGCGCCGGATCTCGGCTATCTGCGCCTGCGTAGCTGCCCGCTGAGCGGCTACCTGTTGCCGCAGGGCCTCGCGCTGGGCCTGGACCTGAAGACGAGCCTGACGCTGTGTCTCCTGCGTCCGCTGTCGCTCCGCACGCTCGTGAGCCCTGCGGGACTGCTCCTGGAGGCGGATCCGCTCCCGCTCCAGGCGCTCCGCGGCACGCTCCCGATCACGGGCCCCCTGCTCCTCCTGGCGCACGGTCTGAGCGAGGGCTCGACGAGTCGCCGCGGACGTCTCAGCCAGGAGCCTTGTCTTGCGCTCCTCAGCCTGACGGAAGGCGCGGAAACGCTGAGCGACCTCGTCGCCGTACTCCTTGCTGAGGCGCTTCTCGATCCGCTTGAGCGTCTTCTCGGAGTCGAGGGCAGCGCCCTCAACCGCTCGCGCCCCCTTCTTCGCCTGCCGGGCGACTTCGCCGGGGAGCTGGTTCAGCCCGTTCCTGGCCGCCTTCGAGATCTCTTTGCCAGCAGCAGCGCCGACTCTCTGAAGCTCTGAAACGAGTTCACGACGGAGCTTGGCCATGTCCTTCGTGGATAGCTTCGGAGTGACCTCGATGAGGCCTGTGCCCACCCGAATCGGTATGCGGCCCTCAGACGCCATAGGACCTCCTAGAGGCTGTTCATGCGCCCAAAGAAGTCCGTGAGTTCAGAGCCGGTGGCGAACTCGTCTTCTGGTGCTGGCGCCTTCTGTTCGGGTTCGGTGGCGCCAGGGCGAGGAATCGGCTCTGGCGGATCAATCTGGTTCCTGTCCTCGTCGCTCAGATTCGCGCTGAGGAAAAGGAAGTTGGAGAGTTCAAGGGCATCCGATGATCGAGCAAGGAGATACGTCGTCTCGTCCCACTCGGCCCGCTCATCAACGGCCATCAGGAAGGCGGATCGGCCAGGCTTCTTCATGAGGGACTTGATGAGCACGCCGACACGACGAAGAGAAAGCCGCCCACGCCATAGGTCCAGGAGGTCAACGTTGAAGAACTCCAAGAAGTCCGCTTCGAGTTCGGCGCTGTACGTCCTGACGGCGTGGGCGACGGCTATCAGTTTCCCGACTCGTCGTCTCCGCCCTGGGCCTCAGAGATGGCGTCCACCAGGGCGCCGAAGTCGCGGACGCGCGGCTTTGTCGCCTTGTAGGCCTGCCACTGCTCATCGCCGAGCATGAGCCGTACAGCCTCGACCTCGTCATCCGTCTCCAGCAGCTCAAGGGGCATGTCCAGAGGGTGCGGCAGCTCGAACGTGAGGCCGCGGTGCTCGAAAATGACCGGCTGCTCAAGAGCCTCGGCCTTCGCGGCATCTGCCGCCGCAGTGTCCGGCTTCGCATTCTCGGTCTTCTTGACGGTCTTCTTGCTCGTGCTCATGTCTGCTCCAGGGCATAAGAAAAGCCCCTCAAGGGGGCGTCAGAAAGAGAAAGCTAAGAGAAGAGCTAGGCAGCCTTCGTGATGTCGTCGTTCGTAAGCACGTAGCCCAGCAGGCCCTTGAAGTCGAGCGACTCCATGGTGAGTTCGAACTTGCCAGGCTCGGTACGGCTGAGCTGAATGGCTCCGCGGTCGGAGATCGTGACTCGCGGAATCACACAGCGATACAGGATTGCTCCCTGATTCCAGTCCACGACAAGGCTGATGTCGCTGAACTCCGGTGTAGAAGCGAGGTCGAGGCGGTAGACGCCTGTCGGCTTGTTCTCCGCATCCATGACCTCGTACCACTGCGAGCCGAAGAACATTTCTGTCGTGAGTTCGTTCGTCTCCAGCAATGTTGCCTTCACGGAGAAGGACGAAGAAGTGACGTTGTAGAGAACGGGTACGGAGCTTTGCCAGGCATTCACGGGCTGGGTCTCCACCGCAGGCGTGAGCGTGCATCCTGACTCGTCCGTGTAGCCCATAGCCTTGTAGCCCGCGGGCGGAGTCTTGCCGTCGCCTAGGGCGGTAGGCACTACTGTCCCGCCGGTGCCGCCCTCGACAGGAGCGGGTGCAACGTAGAGTGCGCCGTTCTTGGCGAATCGGATCTTCTTCGGATCATTGGCCATGAAGCCTCCTGAAGGCATGAAAAGAGCCCCCAGGAGGGGGCTCGGTCATGGGGGTTGGGGTCAGTCGGGAGCCGTCAGATAGACGGCGATCTCGCCGCCATACATGTGCTCTCGTGACTCGTCGTCGGGGTAGTACGAGGGAGCCGCTATCTCCTCGACGTCGAGCACGGTCATAAGCGGTGCCGAAGCGGTGTACGGAAGGTCTTCAAGGAAGGCCTCACGGACGACCATCGCCAGATCGATGCAGGCTTTCCGGTCGAGTGCGTACACCGAGTACTCGACGTCGACACGGTCCATCCGATCCCGTATGACTCGGAAGCCGCCGGAGTGCTCCAGATAGATCGTGGTATCGCCTATGGTGTGGCGCTGCATGTCGCCCTTCGGGGCATCTTTCGGGACCCCCTGAGCAATCTTGAGATAGGCCACTAGGCCTTCGATAACGTCGATTCTCATGGGATCCTCGACTTCATCAGAGCGGCCTTGAGGAACTTTCTACCGGGATGCCGTCGTCCCGTCTTGTCCTTGAACCCCTGGTCCTGCAACATCGCGTGACGGACCTTCGGGTTCTGCTCGACGATGACGTTGCCGTACCAGCCTTGGCGGTCTCTGCGAACGTAAGCGTCGATGTTGTGTGTAATTGAGGTCCAGGACTGGCGACTTGCGTGCTTCCTCCGCGGTGCCTTCTTGATGGCCTCGGCCCTGATCCGCTGTGTGTGAAGAGCTACCAGGCGCCTCATATCCTTGGACTGGAAGGCCTGGTCTTCCCAGCCGTCATCGATGTCCACTCGAACACGAGTCATGAGGCACACCTCCAGAGCGTGAGTCGGGTATGCCGTCGAGACGTCTGCGAATGTCGCTCAGGCTCGCCGTCGACCTCGTACCACCGGCCCTCGATGAGAAGCCTGTCTGTGTGCTCGACAACGGCGGAGAAGGGCAGGAATACGCTCAGTCGCTCCTGGGACAAGTCCCGTGCAGGAGACGGCTCTTCACGAGTCGATGCAGGCTGGACGCTGGCCCGGCCGGACCAGACCCTGACGGCCTGGCCCCAGTCCCGACGCGTGGTGTAGGCCGTCTCCGTCATTGGCGCCCGCCAGACCTCCACGGGCGTCGTCATCGAGTACATGACGGCTCCGCCCTGCGGAGCGTCAGCGTGCCGAGTCCGGGACGGCGATAGGGCTTGAGCCCAGCCCTCGCGGCTGGGCCGAGGGACTGCGCCGAGCTGGCACCGGAGAACTCCACCTCGACCTCTCCGACCTTCTCCCGCTCAACGCCTGGGGCGACAGCAAGCCAACGAATGACCTCCGCGCACACCACAGCAGTCAGAGAGGCCGGGGGAGTCGGATAGCCCCACGAGGCCGTGACAGTGACGAGCTGCCCGCCCCATCCGGCATCGCGCACCAGGAGGCGCCCGCGGAGTGTCCAGTCGGTGAGGGCCCGGCCGTCCTGGTGGACGGCCAAGACCGTCAGGTAAGCGGTGTGCCGACTGGGTATGCGGAGTGCCGTCTCGTGCTGGGGGACGAGCGTGAGGGCCTGATGGTCGCGGCGGACCAAGTCCCGCCCGCAGAAGTCCTCAGCAAGGCCCGTCACGTCCTGGAGGAAGGCGGTGACCCGAGGAGTCTCCTCGGGAGTGAGAGGGCGGCCCATGCGGGCCGCCACATCATCAGGGGTAGCCAGAGACAGAATGACCACCCCCTTATCCAGTTGGCGCCTTCTCAGTAATCGAGATCTTCAGGCCCCGCACGAAAGCCTCACCGATCGCAGTACCGCGGACTGAGTAGTCCGGGTCTTCCTTGACGGTCGCGAGGCCGTACATGGTGTCGAGGCCGACCGTGTCCGCCTTCTTGCCGTAGTCGTAATCGATCAGCATCCGCGTGGCAATGCCGTTGATGTCCTGGACGGAGCCGGTGACTGCACCCATAGGAATCGCGGGGCAGGCAGAAGCAAGCAGCATCGCGGACTTGTGGAAGACGTACATCTCAAGACCGAACGAGTTGTGCGGCACAATGCTGAACGTGTAGATCGTGCCAACAGTCGCCCGACGAAGCGCGTTGGTATCGCCGGAGTAATCCACGGCCACAAATTCGGGGTCCTTGAGAAGGATCGCCTCAACCTCGGGACCACAGACAAGATAGCGCTCCGACACGGGTACGCCCGCAATGTTCAGCGCCATCCGTGCATCAACGAGAGCCGTACGGATACCAAGGGCCCGCTGAGTCATGTTTGCCGCAGTGCCGTCCTGAGTGGGGATCGTCACCGCAATATCGCCGCCGATGGCGGTTTTCTGAGCAGCAGTCAGCCCAGCCCTGTTCACGTTGGCCTTGATGAACGCCGCTGTAGTGTCATCGAAGTACTCGGCGAAACCGCGAGTCAGCTTGGACAGCACCTGAGAGCCAAAACGCTTCAGGTCGAAAGCCACTTGTTCCATGCTCAGTGTCGTGCCGTTCTGGGCCAGGGTCGTCAACTGCACGGGGAAGCGGCTCTCGTTGATGAAGCCGTTCGGTGCCCGACGGTCGGCAGTGGGAAGCGGGCGGTCCGAGGCCGCGGCGAACTTGGTCTTATCACCCTTGATCGGGTTCTCGATCGGGGCCGAGATGCCCGAAGCCTGAACGGGGATACCGCGGGACTCACGATTGACGTTGATCACGTCACCGATGCCGCCGCGAAAATTCAGTTCGGAGTATCGAGCGGGAATGCCGCCGAGAGTGAGCTGACGGTCAAGCAGGCCAAGCGCAGCAATAGTTACCTGTACTGGATCAAGATTGAAGTGGTGCGTGGTCTGTGGAGCCATAGGCGAGCCTCCAAGAGGGCATAGAGAAAGCCCCGAGGAGGATCCAGGGGGCTCGAACTAGGGAGAGGAGGGTTAGATGATGTGGCCATCGGCAATGTGGTCCGCCAGGGCCTCGGGGTCCATGCTCGACATCGAGCCGCCCTCGCTCGACATCGAGGCGCCCACGTAATTGACCTGCATGGCGCCAAGCTGGGGGAACTCGGGACGCAACTTGCGCAGCGACGAGACGTAGGTCTCCACTGCCTCCGCATTCGGCTTGCCGTCTTCGCCCGTGAACTTGCGGATATCCAGGTACTCAGTGTTGGGCAGCTCAACGCCCTCGGTGCTCGCCCTGAGGCGAAGCGCCGCATCGACAAGCTCGGGGCCCAGCTCGGTCATGGCGGCCTGGCGGCCCTCGTCGCGGCCTGCGTCGCGCCCCGCGGTCGTCGCCTCCTCGATGGCGGAGGCCTGGGCAGCCTGAGCCTGTGCAGCTGCCTCCCTCCACCGGTCTCGCTCGGCCAGCAGTTCGTCATAGGTGAGCGGCTGCGGCGGCGCCGGAGGCGAGGCGGGGGCCGGGGGCACAGGAGGGGCAGACGGAGCCGACTCCGACGGAGGGGTCGGAGGGGTCTCGGTCTCTTCGGACATAGCAACTCCATAGGGTTATGCGGATTCGTGAATTCTCCGGTTGCCGTTGCCGGAATTGCCCTGCGGCGGCTTGGGCGTTGGGCTCTGCTGCGGCTGAGGCATCAGCCGCTGTACCTCCGCAGCCGCACGAGCATCCTCAAGACGCATCGCACGGAACGTCTCGATCTGCGTAGCTGAGTAACCGGCTTCGGCCCAGAGGACTTGTTCAGGGACATTGAGCTGCTTCTGCTTCAGCAGCGCGTCAATGTGCTGTGCTTCGGTCCGGTATTCCGGATCCTTCCAACGTGTCTCCATGGCGAAAGCATCCTTGCGGCTGTCGCGCTTCACAGCGAAGCAGAGACGGATGACTCGTTCCCAGCTCTCACCGAGCGGGGTCATGAACTGACGGACTTTCGCAATCAGTCCGGCCTCAGCTGACAGATTCGACTCGCCAGACGGAGCCGAAGAGGCGTTGTTGACCAGGAAGTAAGTGGAGGGGACCTTTGAAATGCTGGCCATGTGCTGTACCAACATGTCGGTGAGGGCGACATAATTGGACAGGTCAGCAGCGGGCATGGAGCCAAAACGCGCGTTCGGGTCCTCGGCCTGGAGAAGCTTGTCAGCACCGATGTCGAACGGCTCGACAGGATTACCCTGCGCGTCCATCACGATGTCCAGACCCGTGACAGTCCTTTGTGGGAAGGCTGCCGCTTCAGACGTCGTGAGTGCGTCCGATACCGTCTTATTGATCGCGTCCTGAATGGGAACGATGTTGGCCAAGTCCGAGACCGGATCAGCCAGCAAGCGTGGCCTCGTCTGGAAAGGTACGACGGGGACGACTCCGATGGGGTTCGGGTTCAGCGCGCCGATGTGCCATTCGGTCGCGCCCCATGGCACCTCGTAGACGTATCTGTCGGTCCACAGCGTCACCCGCTGACGGCCCCAGGCGTCGCGCTCGAAGAGCGCCGCGGCCTCCAACTCGGTGAGGCTGCCCGGCTTGTACGCGACGGCCATGCGAGAGGAGGAGACCGGCGTAATGGTCGGCTCGCCCTGGGCATCGGCCCACACGGCGACGTACGCCGAGCCACGAATCAACGTGTCGAGATGGACCATGCCTGAGAAGGCGTCCATGGAATTTCGCTGCCAGAACTCCCGGGCATCCCTGTCGGTTCCGGGACTCTCAGGCAGACGGAACGAGTCGACATTCAGGCGCTCCGCGGATGCATCCACGATCATCCCGCAGAAGTTGTCCCGCCACTGGGCGAACACTTCTGAGAAAGCGTGACGGTATCGCATCTGCGAGAAGGCGAGCTTCTGTTGCTCCCCCTCGTAGTACTTGACGTACTCGGCGGCCGATGAGCGCGGACCCTGGAGCCTTCCGTACAGGTACATGAGCCACTGCTCGGGAGTCTCCGGCTTGCCTATGAACGGGGCGTGCCCGCCAGGGCTAACAATCAATGGGCCTCCTATCAGAAGCCCGCGACACGGCTCCGACGCTGATTCAATCGGCCGTCCGCGATAGCGTCGGCTCTCGCTTCGAGAGCGATGATGGCGGCCACTGCGGCATCAATCTTCCGCTTCGAGCGTGGGCTGTCCTTGGTAATCAGAATCCCTTGCGGGACTTCACGAGTAACGGCATTGAGAACGTGCCGAGTTAGGCGATAGTCGCCGCCATGCTTCAGATCCCCGACCATCGCAGCGGTACGGAATCGCTCCGTGGCTGCGGCCATGCGCGTCGGCTTGTTCGTCCAGAACTCGAAGACGACGTCTTCGCCGTGCTCCAGGGCCCAACGGCCGATGTTCTCTTGCCAATACGGGGGATCGGCGTACATCCACGCAACGCGGTACGTCTTGAATGCCTTAGCTATGGCAGCCTCGACCGCCAGAACATCAACTTCCCAGTCCTCAGGGGCCTTCTCAGGACGCTCCCAGAGGCCGAGAACGAAGACCTTGGCATCTCGCAGGCGTACGCCGCACAATGCCGTGCTGTCTCCGCGGATCGAGCCGTCGAACCCCACGGCTATCAGGTCGCCAGGCTGGATCGGATCGTCCTCGTCCAGGCAGGCATCCCACTCCGTCTTGGACATCCAGCCGTCAGACGACTCCGCGATCTGATTGAGGTAGTAGCGAAGGTAGGTCGAGTCAGGGGTGGTGCGGTCGTACAGGATCGTCCGCGTCAGGCCCTCGATGTCGGCCCACGTCGCGTCGCCGTACGCCTCGACGAGAGCCGCACGAACCCTGGCCTCGTCACGAAGGCCGTCGACCTCGATTGAGCCCTCAAGGCAGTCATAGAGCCAATAGCTCTTAGCGACCATCTCGGACTCATGGATGATCTGAGCTACCGACTCCTCATTGGGGTTGTAAGCATTCGTTGTACAGACCCAACGAGACCCGGACTTAGCCGTCTTCTCGATGTTTCGCTTAAGCGTTTGGTAGAAGTCTGGACCGCCGTTGGAGCCAACCCAATGATGAACCTCGTCCATCAGAGCGAAGGTCGGCCTATTCCCTTCATTGGTCCGGCCGGCGGTCGCTTTCGGCTTGATCGAACCGGGCTTGCCAGACTTGAACTGGACGATCGTCTTGCCGATATCCAGGCCGTACACGGACTCGGCCGGAGACTCCGAGAGAAGCCCTCGTATGAAGTCCATTGTCTGTTCCGTCTGGTCGAGCGCAGTAGCGCCGACCTGGACGACAGGCAGGGGGACAGGCTTGCCTACAGGTAGGCCGAAGGAATCGAAGTGCGAGAAGCGGCAAGGGCCTAGAAACTCGACGATTGCGAGCGCCGCCAACAACGGCGTCTTGCCCCAGCCCTTAGCACGGCGAAGAGTGGCTGCGCTGTACTTCCACGTCCCGTTAGGATTGATAGCGTAGAACCACAGCACAAACCTCAACTGCTCGGGAGTGAACTGCCAGGGCTCGCCCGCACGATCACCATCAGGCTGAACGATGTACGTCGAGCACCAACGAATGATCTGGTAGCCCAGAGTCTCAGTCGGCTTCGGAACTCCTGCGGGGAGATTTCCTGATTGGACAGGAATCACCCCCGTGCTTGCTAAACTGCTGCAATGGAATCAGAACAGGCCATGGGAGAAATCGTCGAGGCCGCCGCAAAATATGAATGTGAGCAGTGTCAGGAAGAGTTCTGGACAACTGTCGATCTTCGTGCGGCCCCTCCTCTCTATGTGCCGCACCTCGACTGCAAACAGCAGAGCTAAGAGCCGTTCAGCATCCGATAGAGCTCTTCGTCCATGTCGGCCTCCGCGGGCGCCTCAGCAGACGCCCCGGACTCGCTCTCATCGGGTTCGACGAGAGCCATTCGGAGACGGGTCCGATCCTCAGTCGTCGCGCCCCACTTGGCCGTTCGCTGACGGATCTCACCGGCCAACCTCAGGTCCCCCTGAAAGAGCCCGTCGACTAGCTTCGTCGTCAGCTCCAGCTCGGCCCAGTCGGTCTCAGCCCATGCCACGGTCTGAGGGGCTGTGCTCCACGTCTTCCAGAACCGGCGGGCGCCGGTCGTCTTGATCCCGAGAGCTTTGGGCAGCTCCCGGCCGGGCTGACGCTCGGCGGGGAGCTGCTGCGCGTGGGGGTGGTGATTCCGGCGTACGGCGTTGTCCTTCGGCGCGGGGCCTCTCGTCACAGTCGCACCTCTGGCAGGGCCTCGTACGCATCGAGGTCGCCCAGGTCCTCAAGCTCGAACATGGCCTCCTGGTGCCAAGCCCTCTTGGCGCGGGCCCTGGTGGGCTCGACGGCCGTGCTCGCGCGAGGCTCGTCAGCCTGGTCCTGGTGCTCATTGTCGTACGTCACTGCTCTCCCCGTTCCGGGCATGAAGAAGGGCCCCACAGCAGTGAGGCCCGAAGAGTTGGTCTGGTCGGCAAGTCTCGAACTTGCGGCCTCCTGGCCCCAAACCAGGCGCTCTACCTACTGAGCTACGACCAGATGGCGCGTTACGGGATTCGAACCCGTGTTACCTCCCGGAAGGGGAGGAGTCCTAGACCACTAGACGAAACGCGCATTCCCTCTGTCCCCTGATCAGGGGGAGTTTCAGGAATAGGGGAGCTACCCCACAGCCGACCCCGACGGACTCGAACCGCCGACCTCCGGGATTTCACTCCGGCGCTCTCCACAACTGAGCTAGGGGCCGTAGCCCTCCCACAGGGAGGGCATCACTACTTCTTTCGATCCTCAATTCCCTTGGCACGGTGACAGTCCCGACACAGCGTCTGGGCGTTGTCGAGCGTCGAGCTGCCTCCGCGGGCCACAGGGATGATGTGGTCGATCTCCAGGCCCTCACGGGCCCCGCAGCGGACGCAGGCGAAGCCGTCGCGGACCAGAGCCTGAGGCCGGACGAGCCGTTCCCAGGCGGGGTCACGGGCCCGGTTCCTCGCGCTCCTGGTCTCCCAGGCCGGAGGAGCATGCTCCCCGCATCGCCCTCGGTACACGACTCGTTGCGTGCAGCCATGGCGGTAGCAGACCTGTGCGGCTCGTGGCATGGTGACCTCCGAGCCGCAGTGATCGACTGCGGCCCCGGCGGATACTGATCTGGCGCCGGGGCCGCTCTCTGGACCGTCTACCTGCACCAACAGGCGATGACAGAGAGGTCTACAGAGATGTTCTTGATAGTTGATTATTGATCGACTTCCCTTAAGGGAAGAGGAATATATTCTTCTATTTGATAGATCGATCAGTAAAGACTTAGTCTATAGACTTCATCGTCTTTGCTGTTGCTTTCAATCTATACGTACGTGTCCTCGGGGGCGCCGAGGGACGTATGAGTGTCAGGGTGAGACGTAGGTCACAGGGGAGGGGTCGTGGGGCATGGACCGGACCTTGGGTGCGGCCATGGGTGCGCTAGGCTCGCCGTGGCTTGTCTCCTGACCGGCGCAGACGCAGAACGGGATCATGATGGGGTTCGGTAATAAGGCGACTCGACCGGCGATCTCGGACTTTGAGCGGCTGAGGCTTGAGGCCGCGGGCGATTCCCCTGCGCAACTGGACAAAGTGATTAAGGATCTCGCGAAGACGCACACGCATCAGCAGATCGCAAAAGAGCTTGGGGTTACCCGGCAGGCTGTGACCCTCCGACTGTCAACGGCTGGGCAATCCACTAAGGGCAGGAAATCCGTTCTGTGGTCTGTGCTGCCCTGGGATATCAGCGAGCATCCGCAGAAGCAGTATTTCTATAACCAGGCTTCCTTTACAGGCCTGCGAGCATTCATCTCGGAACGCCAAGGGGAGGCGGTGTCTGCCCGGAGGGCAGTCGAGCTGAAGCGCTTCAAGGAACTGCATTTGGCCGAGGGCGAGGTTGTGCATTTCGACGTGCATAACGGCTTCGTGTATCGGCCGCGCGAGGCGTCTGACCGTGGCTTGGTGGTCCGGTGGCCATCCGACAAGCCGCTTCCTGACCCTGATTTGCTACGCCTCATCTTGCTTGTGGACCCTCGGAGCCGTCCTCAATAGGAAGGTTCCGTTCGTCTGACGTTTTCCACCACGCGCCAAGGGCGAAAAGGCTGTCGATTTCGAGCTTCTTGTACAGCTTGGTCATCTCGGACCCGATCGTCGATGAGCTGAGCCCTAGGCGCTCGTGGAGCTTGGTCACGGGCACCCCCGCTTCCAGGAGTCGCAGCATCCTGCGCGTCCTGGGTGTGGTCACCCCTGCGGCCTCCTGCCGGGAGCGTTCGCCGAGCCAGGGTGTAGCGCGCTCCCACTGCTGCTCAAAGACTGCCTGCGCGAGGGCCACCATGCCGGGGTGCGTGAGATGAAACCCTGTGTCGCGGGGCGGCGGCATGGTGCGGAAGTCCGGTACGACGGCTAGTTCCTCGTCGACGATGATCGTGCGGAGGAAGTCGTCTGGGAGGGTGCGCACTTCTGCGCCGTGGCCGGTCACCTTGTGGGCCCACTGCCGCTCTCCCTGTCGGCCGCGGGCGCTGTCTGGGTAGATCGTGCGCAGGGTGACGCCCCGTTTGAGGAGTTCAAGGTCATTCGCGATCGAACTCGTGAGGTCGACGGTGTCACGGTCGATCGGGTGTGCCGTGCACACGGACTTCGTCGCTCTTTGCAGGGCGGGCCGTATGTGGGCGTTGGCCTCACGCTTGTTCTGTAGATACGCCACACCTTCTACGGCCTCGTGTTCCGTGCGCTCTAGCCGCCGGAAGAACTCGACCGCCCCGGAGAGGTTGTGCAGATGGTCAGAGATGCCGCGCATCTCCTTGGCCACAGCTACACGCTCGACGTGACGGAGGTCAGCCCACACGTAATAGCCCTGGAACGGCTCAAGAACTACCAGGCCCTCGCTCCGCAGCTCTTCCGCGCCGGGTTCGCTGGGGTGCACAGGCAACCTGTGGGGGTAGCGCCCGAGCAACTTGCGTGCCTGTTCGGAGAGAGTCCATCCGCGATGGTTGTGCCACTCATTGTCTGGTTCATCCATTTGTAAGCACCGGAACTTCCTCCACTGGAGACATCTACACCATGGTCACTCTTGCTCCATCCAGCCTCCACATGGCCAGATGTAGACCACGGAAGAGCACCGCAAGCCTACCGTGAGTGACTAGGATGGCTCGGACGCCTGTTCGAGTACGGGTGGGGGCACCTGGCAGTGTGCTGCGTCGCCTGTCGGCGCATGCAACTCAGGGGACGACACCTCTACGCGCGTGGTTGCAGGCCTTACGGGCTGTCAGATTTTTCGATCACTAAAGGGGTTGACAGATATGAATAGGACACGCACCATCCGGAACCGCATCGCTGCCGTCGTCGTCGGCGTCGCCGCGGCGGGGGCTTTGATCCTCGGGGCCGTGTCGCTGTCGTCGTCGGCGCCGCCCGACCCGAACTGGGGCTCACAGGTCCTTAGCGGGACTTCGGAGCCGCCTGCTGCGGACCCGGAGGCGACGCCGAATGACACCAACTGGGGCTGACGGCCTCGGGGGCGCATGGCGTTGAGGTGGGCCAGGCGGCAGCAGTCGCCTGGCCCCGCAAAGTGGGGGCACTTCTATGGCTGGGGGCGGGGCGATCGGGGGCGCGTGCGCAAAGGAGGCGTTGATTCAGTCTCTGCATTGCGTGCGGGCATGGGCGAAGGAGATCTATGGTGCGGTGTCCGAGACAATGTTTATCCAACAAGTTGACACTTCAGGAGGCGGAAGGTACTTCCTTGTCGTCGAAAGCGACATCGTTTCACCAGAAGACGAGGAAGCGTTGAGGGAGCTGAGTGCTCGGGTGGGGGCGCACTGGCGTCAGCGCATATTGGAGTCCGACTACTACGGAAGGCCGCATGAGCGGTTTCCCTTTTCGCGGGAATTCGTGGTGCACGTGGTGCACCCTGACTACCGCCCAGAGTGAGGATGCGGTGCAGGGGTATTGGGGATAGAGACGGCTACACGCTCCGTTAGCCAGGTCGAGCAGTACGAGAAATGTCCATATCAATTCTATCTACGCCGTGTCGAGCGGGTTGCGCCGCGGCCTGCCGCCTGGTCAATTCAAGGAACTGCTTTCCACGCTGCCTGCGAGGCGTACGAGCGCAGCGACCGCACTATGACTAGCAAGCGGGCCGTGAATATTTACGGGGAGACGTACGCGCGCCTGGCTAAAGAGGCGCTTGCGCGGACACCTGACACCGACCAGTGGCTCAGGGTGAAGGGCGATGGGACGGCCGACATCGAGGAAAGATATGCCCTAGGTGCGGAGCAGACGCGAGACTACGTATCGTGGGCGGCCGAGAAGCAGCCGAAGCTCTGGAAGGACGCTCGGAGTGTCCCCGCAATCGAAATGCACTTGACAGCATCGCTCGGTGGGGTCAAGGTGCAGGGCTACATAGACCAACTGATTGCCGACGAGGGCGGCAAGGTTCGTGTCCGGGACCTGAAGACCGGTTCGACGAAGAGTAAGTTTCAACTTGCTACCTATGGTGCCCTAGTCGCGTCTGCCCTGGGCATCGAAGCCCATCGAGGAGACTGGTATCTGGCGAAGACAGGAAAGCTGTCCCGGCCGGTTGACATATCGGAGAAGGCAGGGCACAAAATCCCTGAGCGGTTTCAGGCAATGGATGCTGCGGTGAAGAGAGGAGATTTCCCGGCGAGGCCAGGGTTTCAATGCCGCTTCTGTGGCGTGTCGCATGCTTGCTCGTTTGGCAGACGTGCGTGATTTTTTTTGATCTGCACCTTGCCTTCCTGTTTCTTGGGGCGGAGATATGTTCACGCTTGTTCAGTCGACAGACATCAAGGGGGCAGGGGGCGAGACTCTGCCGAGCCCGTTCAAGTCGCTCAGCCGCCTTGAAGTTGAGTTCCGGCGAGGAGAGTTCTCGCTACTTGCCGCCGGACCTGGCACTGGGAAATCTTTGATCGCGGCCAATCTCGCACTGCTCGGCGGTATGCCGGTCCTGTACTTCTCGGCGGACTCCAGCGCGGCAACTCAGATCTCCCGAGCCGCGGCCATCATTACGGGCGATGACGTGAAGGACGTGAAGGCCGCACTCCTGGCAAACGACGCCTCGGCCTATGAGAAGGAACTGGCAGCGCGTTGGTGGGTGCGGATGAATTTTTCGGCTAGGCCGACTCCCACAGAGATGGAGCTTGACCTACTGGCGTTCCTCGAAGTAAACGGAACGTCACCACATCTGATATGCGTCGACAACATCACGAACGTCGACTACGGAAATGCCGGGGACGCGGAATCGTACACCTTCGGGTTGGAAGCACTTTGCGACTACCTGTCACAGATGGCTCGATCCACTAATGCTCATGTGCTAGGTATGCACCACGTGACGGGGGAGCATTCGAACGGGACGAGTCCTATCCCACTGAGCGGAGTCAAGGGAAAGACCACCCGCGTTCCGTCCCTCATCATGACGGCCCATGCAGAGAACGACGGAATGGGCGGACGGATCATAAACATGTCCCCCGTGAAGTATCGCGAGGGTTTCGCGGACCCGAGTGGCAGGACGTTCGCAAGCTTCCGGCTGAATTCCAGAAACCTCCGCTTCGAGGAACTGGACGGGGCCGAGTTCGACTCGATCATTTGACGTGCAGGGAGGGGCGACATGACACAGGTACGGAGCATGGCGAGCGGGGGATTCGTGGCCGAGCGCGAGTTCGGATTCCATCTCGCGCAGCGTTTTCCTGAGGTCGACCTGACGAAGGTGGACACGAGCGGATTGGCGCTCGTCGTGCAGGTTGGCCGACCGCAGACGCTGAATGTTCACAAGCTTGGGCGGGTCCTGATCGGAGCGGCCAAGGGGGGTGTCAAGACGGCTGTGGCCGTGACCTCCGAGGGAAACGCTGTTGCGATGCCAATCTTCGACTTCTGGCTGATGGTCGAGGAGATCCAGGAGTTGAAGACCCAGTTCCGGCTTGAATCCCGAGTCCGCACGGCGGCCTAGTGAGCCCCACCAAAAAGGGCTACAGACGTTGCGGCAGATGCGATAGGAACCGAGCCGAGCGTTTCTTTTCCCCACAGGGCAGGATCTGTCTTGGCTGCCGTAAGGCAAGCCGTAGGAAGTCCGCTCGTGATGCGCGAGTCCTGAAAACCTATGGCCTCTCGTCCGATGACTATGCGCGGATCCTCAAGTTTCAAAATGGCAGGTGTGCCATCTGCGGGGAAACCCGTAGAGCAAACCTCGCAGTCGATCACTGTCACAAGACGAATGCAGTGCGCGGCCTGCTGTGCGCCCGCTGTAACTCGACTCTTCTCGCCCGCGGAGCGAGAGACCGAGTCGACGTCCTACGCAGGGCAGCGGACTACCTAGAGAAATATCCCGCCTGGGAAGCCCTAGGCGAACCGAGATACACGCCAACCGAGAAAGGGAGAAACGATGGCTGACGCGCAGCGCACTACCGTTATGAAGCTTGAGGAAGTCGATGGCGTGGCACTGGCGCTCACGATGGAAGAGGTGGCAGTTCTTCGGGCGATCCTTAGCCGCGTGGGTGGGTCGGTACAGCGAAGCCCTCGAAAGCATGCTGACGCCATCCGCAAGACGTTGGACGAGGCCGTGCCTGCGTTCTATCCGGCAGACGGTGACCCGAGCTATCTCCTCACAGGCACGCTTCGGTTCTCTGAAATGCGGACGGCGGAGGGGCTGGCCCGCTGATGGGCCAGGGTGAGCAGACGAGTCGCGGCTCCCACACGAAGTACTGGCGGGGCGATCACAACACCTGGATCAACGCCTATCGCAAATACGACTTCCCGGTGACGACGTACAAGATTGGGCCTGATGGTGAGCGACAGCTCATCAAAACCACCGATAAGTAGAGTCCTGGCGCACTACTACGGACTGAATATCGCGGCATCAAGGGGACGGCAGAAGGTCTGTTGTCCCCTTCATGCTGATGAGAACCCGTCCGCATCAGTAAGCGTCGACACTAATCGCTGGAACTGTTTCGTATGCAGCATCAGCGAGGACTCATTTGACGTCATCATGAGAGAAGAGGGATGTTCCTTCGCTGAAGCCAAAGAACGCGCACATCGCGAATTCGGTGGAGGCAGCTCAGACGTACCACCAGATGTACCCGGGGAGCCCAGCGGAAGAGTACATCAACGCCCGGGGCCTGGGAGAGGTAGCGGCTCAATTCGGGCTGGGGTACGTCGGTTCGGCGCTACCTGGTCATGAGCGGTACCGGGGATATCTCTCCATCCCCTACCTGAGACCGGCTGGAGGCGCGGACGGAGTCGCCACGGTGCGCTATCGCTGCATCGCAGACGAGTGTGTACGAGGTTCTGACGGCGGCCTCCTGGTCCTCCAGGACGAGAAGGAGAGCCACCGGGGACACGGCAAGTACATGACCGTGCCCGGCGACCCGCCACGCCTCTACGGCACAGCGGCCCTGATCCAACCCACGCCTTACGTCGTCGTAGTCGAAGGCGAGTTGGACGCGATGACGTGGGCACTGGCCGGGGTTCCGGCTGTGGGAGCGCCCGGCACGGGCACGTGGCAGCCCTACTGGACGCCTCCACTCCGCGGGTACCGGACGGTTTACCTCATAGCCGAAGACGGTCCAGGGCTGAATTTCATGGACTCCCTTTCCGGAGAGCTGCCCAACGCGCGGATCATCCAAATGCCCGGAGGCCGGGACAGTAATTCCATCTTCCTCAAGGAAGGCCTTGAGGCCTTGTTGGAAAGGATCGGCCATTGATTACCACTGATGAGCGTCTGCTTGAAGCGCTCCGCGCCGTCGTGAAGGAATCTCCGGATCGGCGATACAAGAAGCCGGACCACATGCCGGAAGTCGAAACATACTCCTGCTACTACGTTCACACCGGCGAGACCGGTGAACCTGAGTGCCCTGGCTGCCTCGTTGGAACCGTCCTCCATCGACTCGGAATCGGGCTCGAACAGCTCGCTCACTATGAAGGGGAGAGCGCCAGTACTGCGCTCAAGGGTCTTTTTGACGAGGTGTCCCCTTCCACGCTCACTACGTTCTACGAAGTTCAGAGTCTTCAGGACGTCGGCATGCCTTGGGGAGAGGCCTATCAGCAGACGACGGGAGAGACCATTTGAAGCGAATAGTTGTCATCAGTGATACACAGATCCCCTACCATGATCCGCGGTATCTGAAGACCGTCATCGACTTCATCGGCAGCTATCAGCCTGACGAGCTGTACCAGATCGGCGACCTCAACGACTACGACACGCCAAGTCGGTGGAGCGAGGGAACACGACGTGAGTACGAACAGCGTGTGAAGGCGGACTCTGAGGCGACGAAGCGGATTTTCCTAGGCCCCATCAGGGACGTGTATGACGGGCCATTCGGGATCCTGGAGGGAAACCACGACCTCAGGCCCCGTACATACCTCTCGGCTAAGGCGCCTGCCCTCGCCGAGTATGCCGAAGATTTTCACTTCAGTCGCCTGCTCGACTTTGACGGATTCGGTGTGAATCTCTGCTCGCCATTCTATCCGGTGGGTCCTGACACCGTTCTCCTCCACGGGCACGAAGTGAAAGGCATCAGCCAGGAGGCGGGCAGGACGGCGCTCCGCCACGCCATCAAAGCGGGGGTCAATGTCGTGATGGGGCACACGCATCGGCTGGGCGTAGTGCGGTCTGGCACAGGCTATGAGGGCGGTCGGCGTGTTGTCCGATGGGGCATGGAGGTGGGGCACCTGATGGCGCCCTCCAAGGCCGGATACCTAGGCCCTGGCGGTGTGGCCAACTGGCAGCCCGGGATCGGCCTCCTGTACGTCGATGACGCTCAAGTCGCCCCGTACTGCGTGGACATCGCAGGAGACGGCTCGTTCGTCGTCGAGGGCCAGGCCTACGGCCGAGTCGCCCGCGGCCTGGACGGCCGATTCGTCAGTAGAGGCGCGGCCCGTGACTGAGATCGACTGGGCGTATGTGGCATCGATCGCGGACAAGGTAGCCCGGTCAACGGCAGCCTCATGGCCCATCGTTGAGAAGGACGACGTCAAGCAAGAAATCTTGCTGCACGCCTACGAGCGCCGCCCGCTCATTGAGCAGAACTACACCGAAGAATTTCTCTGGAAGTTCTGCCGCACCGCGGCGAGGCAGTACGCCTCAAGAGAGCGCGACGCGCGGGACGTTGAAGATGACCGTTACTACTACACGCCCTCCGAAGCCCGTGCAGTGCTCGAAACCTTCGTCTACACAGACGAGGAGCTGTCGGGGTCCCTAGGGCAGCAGGACGACCTCTTGAAGTGTCGGATCACAGACAACGTCGTATCGGCCCGCCTGGACGCCACCAAGGCCATTCTGCGGCTGCCGAAGGCGACACAGGAAGTCCTGATGCGCCGGTACGTCTACGGGCTGCCAGCAGCGAACGACGCGGAGCGCAAGGCCGGTAACCGGGCCGTGGACGCTCTGGCCCGGCAGATGAACCGAGATACACGAAGCCGATAGAAGGAGAACAGTTTGACGTATCAGAGCCCGTTCGATGGCCCGTCCCCGTGGGGCGAGACCGAATCCAAGCAGCAGCCAGCCGGAGAGGCCGCGACGGCCCCGGCCGGTGCTGTCCCACCGCTCCACCCCTTCATGATCGGCATCACGCTCAAGGCGGCGGCTGGGTTCGAGGCCGAGTGGCTGACACCTCGTGTGTATGGCGCGACTGCCGACGAGGTAGCGAAGGGCGTAGTCGAGCTGGTCAAGGCGCTCGCAGAGCATCAGGTGATCCCGGCCGTCTCCGCGGCAGCGTCCAAGATGCGCGAGACACACGCCGCTGGGGGCGCTACTCCCTCCCAAGCCAAAGCTGTTGCGCCCAAGTCGTTCGAGAACGGTCGAGTTGTTGCACAGCCTCAGGGAGGCAATGCCAATCAGGGCCCGATGTGCAAGTGCGGCGTGTCGTCGGCCTACACGGAGTGGGGCCAGAACAAGTTCAATCCGGGCCAACCGAACAAGGCGTTCAAGTGTGCCAAGAAGGTAGCGGACTATCGGGACCCATCCGGGTGTGACTTCATTCAGTGGGTCAAGTAGCCAATCCTAGGTGTTGATTGAGCCGAGGGGGCCGGGGCAGACCCGGCCTCCTTCCTCATGAGAGGAGGGGCTTGAGGCAGATCAGCTATCGGCTGCGGGGACAGCCAATCATCATTCATGTAGTGGAGACTGAGGACGATCTCTCGGAGTTCAGAGAGTGGATTTCACACACCGAGCTTGCCGGGTTCGACACGGAGACGACAGGGCTCGACTGGTGGAATGTCGACCGTGAATTTCGGCTGAGGCTAGCCCAGTTCGGTACCGCACACGAGGCCTATGTCATTCCGGTGGAGAAAGGGCCTGCCTTCGCCGACGCAGTGAGATGGGCCCTTCTAGGTCTTGATCTGCTGGTGGCCCACCATGCGACCTATGACCTCCATGTTGTCGATGCCTGCCTCGGCATTCCGATGGAGGACCTTGCTCCGAAGGTGTGGGACACCAGGATCCTCGCTCACCTCGTCGACCCGCGGTCGGTTCTGGAGCGCGGGCCCGGCCTCAGCCTCGAAGACCTGACAAGGCACTACATCTGCGAGACCACGGCCGACGAAGTCAAAGGCTCCATGCGAGCGTTGGCACTCAAGTACAAGACGACCAAGGCTCGAATCTGGCGCCTGGTGGACATCCGAGACGAGGACTTCAACCGGTACGCAGGCATGGACCCTGTCTTGGCATACAGGCTCCTGCGGATCCTGTACCGCCTCGTACCGGCCCTTTCCAGGGCTCAAGGACTCATCGGCTGGGAGCACCGACTAGCCCATGTGACGGCGCTCATGGAGCGCACCGGCTACCTCCTCGATGTCGAGTACGCCGAGCGCTGCTCGGCGGACCTGGCGCAGCAGGAGGAGGACGCCAAGGCCCGTGCGAAGCGGTACGGCGTACAGAACATCAACAGTAATCCACAACTGGCCGACGCATTCAAAGCTCTGGGAGTCCGCCTCACCAAGAAGACCCCCAAGGGTCAGTTGGCTATGGATGACGAGGTCCTGACGGGCATCAGTCATCCGCTCGCCGACCTGGTCATCAAAGCTCGAAAGGCACTGAAGTGGCGTAAGACATGGTTCGAATCCGCCTTGCAGAGCCGTGACTCTCAAGATCGGGTGCGGGCCTCGATCAATTCACTCCAGGCCCGCACTGCCCGGATGAGTATCACCGGGGCAGTGCCAGCGCAGACCTACCCGTCAGATTCAGGCTACGTGCGGCACATGTGGCTTGCCGAAGAAGGGCATGTCTCGTGCAGCATCGACTTCGGCAACATGGAGCTGAGATACCTCGCTGCATTCAGTCGAGATCGCACGATGCTCGGTGCATTCCGTGACGGCCTCGACCTTCACCAGATCACAGCAGATGCCGCGGGCGTGAATCGCAAGGTCGGCAAGATGGCCAACTTCCTGACGGTGTACGGAGGGGGATGGCGGGCTCTCGTACAGCAAGCGGGAGTTGATGAACAAACCGCCAGGAAGACGCTCCACGCTTTCAACGCGACGTATCCAGGTGTCGGCGCCCTCGCTAAGAGGTTGTCTGGCGAAGCCAGGAAGACGGGATACATCTACACGTCGACAGGTCGGCGTCTGCCAGTCGATAAGGGCCGTTGGTACGCGGCTCAAAACTATTTCGTACAGAGCGGATCGAGGGACGTCACAGCCAGAGCACTCCTCCGCCTACACAGAGCCGGATTCGGACCGTACATGAGACTCCCGATCCACGATGAAGTGGTTTTTTCCTTCCCCGGGAGGGAGGCTCCCGAGATGGCCAGGGAGGCGGCCAGGCTCATGGAGTTCGAGGTTCAAGGGCTCCTAATTCCGGCCGATGCGGAGATCGGTGAACGCTCATGGGGGAGCGTCCTAGATAGAGCGGACAGCAAGCACTAAGGGAGAAGCATGGAGAACGAGAACGACTTTGCCGAGATCATGCTGGATATGACAGGCGAACTCAAGGACTTTGTTGTGGAGGAGTTCAAGCGAGTAACGGTCAAGCGTGTTGAGGCGGTCGGAGCTATCGCCCAATCGGCTAGGGCGGCGGGCCTTAGCCCGACTGTTGTTGACGAGATCTCCTCAGACGTCTGGTCCCTCCTCTACGGGGGCTATGACGGCGCCTGACGGGGACACAGTGGCGAAGCTGAAGATCGTCCCGTTGAAGTCGTTCTGAGCCACCGTGAGTTGGAGCTGCTGAAGGAAGGTCTTTCCCTCATACCAGATCACGGCGAATTCGACGACGATCAGTCATCGCGGAACCTGCTAGGCGACTTGGAGAACGACTGTGATTGAGTTCTCGGGCGCTCAACCCGACGTGCTCACGATCTGCCACGACGAGGCAACGTCAGAGGAAGACGGCTTGGCGAGTGGGGCCGGGGGGATCTCGGAGGCCCCGGACTGCCCGCAGACAGCGAGGGAATTGACTGTGCGGGTGTACCGGGTGAGCCAAACAGGTAGGCGCACGCTAGTTTCCCGGGAAGAACATTGAAAATGATCCGCTACACCGTGAGGTGTAGCGGATCATTCTTCGTTTTAGATCTTTTTCTTAAAATAGTCCTTCTTTACAACGAGTCGCTTCTTAACGTCCTCAGGAATCAAGAGATCGGCGTGGCCCTCGTGGAGCACGAATGTAATGCCCGCACGCACAAGATCCTCTTCCATCTGTTGCACACCAAGGCTGCTCCAGTGCTGCCGGTACGTGACGCCCTTTGAATTGTAAGTCCACCGGTCTACGGTCGAATCTGGATCGATAGTTCCCAGCTCTGCGTTGAGCTTCTGAAGGGTCTCCTCTGCCTGCTTCGTGACGTATCCGGAGTCGTGGTAAATCCCTCCGGGTGCGAGGCCGCTCATGTAGTGCTTAATCGACTCTTTGAGTTCTGTGGTACGGGCTAGAGTCTCGGCGCCGCGACTGTACTCGCGATGTACTACCGCATAGTCACCTATCTGGTCGAGTACAGTATCGGATAGTGCTCCGTAGATATCGTCAGCTCTAGGGAAGGAAGGGCCGCCGCATGGCGTCTTTGTGCGGGACGCGCAGCGGATCGCGGAATACATGGCCACTTTCCCTGACTTCCTTTTCTTCTTCGTAACATGCTTGTACATGTTGTCGCCGCATGTGCCGCACTTGACAACACCGATGAAGAGCGATGTCTTGCTGTTCTTGCCAGCGCCGTTCTTGGCTCTCGACTTCAAGATGTTTTGAATCTCGTTGAACTCTGCATCGGTAAAGATGTGCTTTGCGACGCGCATGGGCTGACCGTCCGTGCCGTAGACGATGCGAGATATATCTTTTGACTTGGCTCCAGGCGGCCGAACTGTCCGGACGCCCTTCAATGCCGGATTCGTGAGGATCTTCCACAAATTCGCCGAGTGCCATTGGCCACCGCTGGCCGCAGGTATCTGGGCCCGGTTAAGAATCTGCGTGATCTTGTGCATGGACTTCTTGCGTTTGAGCATAGAAAATACCCAGCGAAGAATCCGGACCTTCTCGGGGGCGTGAACGAGTTTGCGGCCGTCCTGTGTCTCGATGCTTTTGTATCCGTAAACGGGCTTTCCGATAACCCAACGTTCGGTGGTTCGTGCGTACTTCCACAGCGACTCTAGGCGAACTTCCATGTTGGCCGCTTCGATACGCGCCATTCCTGCGATCATGGTGACCATCATCTCGCCGTACGCGCTATCGAGGTCGATTGGATCCTTGTCGGCCGCGAGGATCTTTCTGAACTCCTTGCACCACTCGATCATGAGGTGCAGGTCCGAGATCCGCCGAACGAAGCGATCGAGCTTCCAGAAGAGAATCTGATCGAACTCAGGGGCGCGGTTGTTGATCCAGTCGCCGAGTTCAGGGCGCTTCCACGGCGGGACCTTCGTGGCAGAGACGTTGAGGTCTCTCGCGACGCCGACGACCCGGCAGCCCCGCAGCAAGGCGAAGCGCCTAAGGTCCAGCTCCTGGCGAACGGGAGAGGTGGTTTCGTCCGTCAGGACGGATAGACGGACGGAGAGGAGTGCTCGCGGGGCCTCCGGGGGGAGCTGGGCCTCACGGAGACTCAGCTCCTCCAGCTCCTTCAGCTCGGCAGCAGACCACTCTACTTCGTGCAT